CTCAAAGGTCTGAAAAAGCGAGAGTTGCGGGTCTAGCAAGTGCCGAAGCTCGCAAGTTGAAAAAGCAACTCGATTCAACTAACGAGTTGCAAGTTGAACTAAACCCAACTAAATCAACCGTTAGTGTAAGTGTTAGTGTAAGTGATACTGTTAGTGAAAGTGTAAATGTTAATGAAAAAAGTATTAGTAATTCGTCGTTTATGGAAACGCTGTTAAAAAATGAGCAATGGAAAGAATCAATTTCATCTCAATTTAAAATCTCAGTCGAAGAAGTCGAATTAAAATTAAAAATTTTCGAAAAGCATTTATTCGATGAGCAAAAATTTCATCCTTCGATGAACGAGTTTACAAAACATTTCAAATACTGGTTCCCAGTTAACAAAGTAAAAAATGAAAAACCAACTAGCAACAATAAATCAAATTCAAATACGGGGTACAAGCCTGCCTCAGTTGATAGAGAAAAGCTACTTCGAGAACTTGCCGATGATGCTGCAAATGGAAATATCCCAGGAGATTATAGCCAAGTCCGCACCCGAAGTCAAGCTTAATCTTGCGGATGATGTGATGAGACTTTTGAACGTTAGGGAGCGAAACTCTGAAATGTCAAAGGATTGGCTGATATTCATCTCCACTTCAAATTTCAAGATTACTCCAGGCGAAATCTACTTAGCATTCAAAATGGCTATTTCAAGGGAAATAACAGATTCGAACGGAAAGGAGATTGATTTGTTCCCAGAGTTAAGCAACAATACCACAGGAAAGGTTATTTCTGCATATCTACGGCATAAGAAAGAGAGTTTGCAATATCAATTGTCGAAAGATAAATTAAAAGCTCTTAAATCGCCTGAAAACAGTTTTAGCGAAAAAGACAAATTGCAAATAAGAGAAAACTTGATTGTTTTGGTTTACGACGAAATCTTAAAAACAGGATTTAGTTCTGATGCTCATCACTTTTTCTCGGATTTAGAAGCCAAAGGCAAAATAGAACTTTCCGTAGAAGATAAGAAAGATTTGTACAAGCGACAACTGAAAGTCTACGAGATGGAAGAAAAGGCTTTTATTCGAGGTAAATACAAAGCTTCCTTATCAGCAAGATACTTGAACGAACTATCAGATAAGATAACCGGTAAAACTCCGGTAGAAAGCGTATCAAACAAGTGTCGGAGCATTTTAGCTTCTAATTATTTATACGCATTTAGGAATTTCGAAACTTTTAAAAATGAGTTGACATGAACGCTATCACCCAAAGAAACAAGTTAGAAATCCAACTAAAGGGCTTTAAGGATTTTGTTCCTTTTTGCCCGTCGGACGGATTGCTAAAACTCATGAGTGAAATGGCTCGAATCTATCTAAGAATAGAAAAATTAAGGGAGTATTCAGAAGGTGAACTATCGCAGGAAGTTCCTTTTTATTTCGAAACAAAACAATCAAAAACAAATTTTAAAACGATATGAAAGAATATACAGGAGTAAAATGGGTAGAGGAGCATAAGAGGTGGCAAGCAAGCGTAAGGCATAATGGAGTTACTTACCAATGCGGAATGCACGTTGACCAAAAAGAAGCTTTGAAATTGAGGGACAAGAAAATAATCGAGAAAGGATTACCTACGAAACTTCAATACTTCAAACCACTTAAAGTAAAAGCAAGTTGAATTCGTACTTTTTTGAATATTGGTTTAGGTATTCAGGCGACCAGAAGGATTTTGAGCAAGCAACCGTCGTCGCCAAAAATGAAGAAGATGCCAAAGGAAAAGTTCTTGAAATGCGTAAATGGATTTATTACGTAAAGCTATTATCAATTAACGGAGAAAAAATAAAATTATGCCAAGATGTATAAATTGCAGAGAGAAGTTTGAAGTAAATCGAACATTGAATGAATCTTTACAAGTTTTTTTTTCGAGAGATTTTACTATTTTTTTTCGATCCTCCATATTAGGAACTCTAAAGGTTATTTTGTCTAAGTATACATTATAAACTAACTCTCTATTTCTGAAAAAAACATTATTTGACGTTAGTGATACTTCTCTTCTTTTATTGGTAACATTCGATAAATGAACGTGTAGTTCGCTTTTTCTAACTCCCATAATTTTTAGTTTTTTCCATTTAGCGTGATAGTTTTGTAATATTCTCGTGCCATTTTCACTCTTTCAGCCATCAATTTCATCTTTTCTCTGTCACGGTAAAAGACGAATGTTTTGACTCTTTCTTCCTTAGTAAAAAGCGGATTATTAGAATACACCATATTCCTGTCGATTTGGTCGTAAATAGGCTCCATTGCTTTCTCGAATAGGTCTAATTCTGCATCGGTCATATCTCCGGAGTAGTATTTCCATTTTGCGTTATCCTTTTCTTTTTGGACTAAATGTGGCGGAGCGTCTACAAGGCAGTATTTTAAGTAAAACTCATCAGCGTCCCAGAGTTCCATATAAATTTGTCCTTGCCATTCGTAGTTTACGTCATCACCATTAGCATTCATAAAAGTTTCGGGGGACCATGAACATTTTGTATCAATTACAATCTTCTTATCCGGAAGCTCTTTGTAAATGTCACATTCTCCTGTATGGTTTGCATTGGTCCGGCGTTCTTCGTTCTTTACGTAGAAAACTCCATCAACCTCAGTAAGAAGTGTAATTGCATCTTCTTCAGCGTAAAGTCCTTTGTCAAGGTATTTGGATTTTATATCGATGTAAACTCCCTTTTGCATCTGTAACCAAACTTTTCGAACGAAGGCTTTTGCGGTATCGGATAGTTCCGGAGGTGCGTCACGCTTTGCGATTAATTCAGCTAATTCCTCTGGCTTCTTGGTTCCCTCGAATTTTACTTTATTTCCGGAGGCGTTCACTCCGTTTAATTTCTCATAAAGTAATTCGTCGATTCTCTTGAGTTGAGTTTCAGTGATTACAGCACCTTGCTTATTGGTCATTAAAGCTCCGGAACCCGAAGCTCTAAATAATATTTCTTCTACTTGATTCATTATTCTTTATCTTTAATTGTTTTTAGGGCTTCTATTAATCCATTTTCTAAAGCCTTTTCGTATGTTGAACTCCATTTGTTTTTACGTATAGCAATGTTATTTCCCCATCGAATAGTTTCTTTTTCGTTAAATTTTGTAAAACCCTTCGGGACACAGTAAACGAAGATTTTATATTTATCTCTTAAAATTTTTTGAAGTGATGACTGTGTAATATCTCCAAATTCAATTCCTTTTTCCTTAGCTAATTTTTCTGTGTTAAAACCTATAAGTTGTTCTATCATTTTACTCAGTGATTTGAATGTTTTCTAAATAGGCTTTTGTACTTGGGTATGATTTTAATTTCTTATCATCAATCACCTTTTTTATTTCCGCAAAATCATTGGCAGGAATAAAGTTTTGTTTAAATTCAAATAATTCTTGCATCTCAAGATGTTTTTCTTCAACATCTTCATCAAGAGCAACTTTTACTTCTTTGAAATCATCTTTATTGTAAATGTCAGCAGCAATTCCGATTTCAGCAGCACATTTTTTAAGAGCATCTGTAGCAGCAGATTTTAGGTCGTTTCCAATACTTAGTGGTTGTCTTTCGGTTTCTCCTTGTTGAAGTTTTCTATACATTATGTCTTTATTGCCATACTGCATTTTTATAATTTCTTTACCGTTGCTTCGGCAAGTCAACTTTCCTTTTACTATAACTTCTCCATGCATGATTTTTTCATCCATAATCTCAAAATCCCAATCCCATCCAAACATTAGGTTAAGAATTTTTTTCATGTAACCTCCTGGAACGTAATCCCAAGTTCCTCCACCTTTAGCGGGTCTTGACTTCACATACTGAGCAGGAGTTTTCTTGAGTATTAGAGCAAGTTGCTTATCGTTTAGATTGTTGTTTTCTACTAAGCTTAATTCAGATGCCTCTATTAAGGCTAATTCGTTTATTTTTTCCATTTGTTGTTTTATATGTGTTTCCAAGTAGTTCTTCTTAAAATGGATCCGATATTCACGTCAGTAACTCCGAACCTTCTTGCTATTTCTGCTTTAGATATTGTGTCTCCAATTCTTCTAATTTCGAGAACATCTTTTTCCTTTAGCTTGCAAGAGTTTACTTTGTTGCCTTTCAGCGAAGTTCTCAGTCCAGTTCTGTAAGCGTGTAATTGGTTCTCTTTGCTAGTAACCCATTCAAGCTGACTCACTACATTGTGCTTTGTGAATCCTTTTTTATGATTTACTTCGGGTTTGTTCTCGATATTAGGAATAAAAGCAATAGCTACTAATCGATGAACTTTGAATCTTTCTTTTTTGAAAAATTTGTTTTTATGAAGCCCAATATCTAAATAGCCACCGGTTGTATTAATTTGAGTTAAGATTCGTTCTCTGTTAAATTTCAAGCTTTTAACTCTGCCTAAATCAGATATTTTATAAATTGATTCGAAACCAAGAACATCTTGCCATCGCTCTAATTTTAATTTGTTATCAACCTCACACAGATAAGTAATATTATCTAATCCTAAATTTTTATAGTATTCTATTATTGGTGCTATTTCTTGTGACATGGTTTACTCTTCAGTTATTAATAAATAAGGCTTTTCGTTACAACTCTTCACAATACCTTTGGAGCAGAAAATGTTTATTTGTTCTTGTGTAGCTCCATTTTTATGCATTAATGCAATGGTGTCATCCATATAGATTATTTTCATTTTATTTGAGTTCAGAGTTAAAATAGCATAGGTAGTAGTACATCTGTCTTTCTTCATCGAATCCTTTTTCAAGATATTTTTCAGCACTTTCAGGATTTACAAAATCAAGTTTTATGGTGATGTTCGTATCTAAATTAATCACGTTTTTGAACTTTTTTCTTGCGTCAGAAACGGCGGAATTCGATATAGGGAAAGTCGAAATATCTTCGATTGAATACTTCTCTCCTTTGTCGGATTTAAAACTTTTGAATTCAGAGATTAGGTCGGGGTTATCCAATACTTCGTTAAGGAATGCCGTTTCTTCGAATTGGTCATTTTTAGCAAAATGATTCATGGCCCGATTCATAAACATTACTTCCTCTTTTTTGTCTTCCGCCGGAGCCACAACTTCTTTGGCAAAATCCTGAGCGAATTTTAAGTACTTTTTGGTTAGGAAGTTTTCGTCGTGAAACACATCTAATCCAAGAAAATGTTCCAACCAATAGCGAGAGTCGTAGCGATTAGAGTCAACGGTCAAAACTTTGTATCCCTCTTCTTTTTTGTAGTTAAAAATCAAACATCCTTTGTCTAATTTATCAAGGGAGATTCCTTGCTTTAGAATCATATCTAAGTGGCTTCCGTTTTCGTCCATTTCGATGAAATCCGCTTTAATCTCAGATTTGAAAATTCCTATTGCATCCACGACATTATTATCGATGGAAACATTTTTTAGGTATGTAATGTAAACTTCTCCGTTCTTGATATGTGGGTGATTGGATTGCTCAAAAAGGTATCTAGTGATTGCAGTAGAGATTTCGTGAGATTTCCATGGACTATCAAATAATCGTGTTGCTTGCATGAAAATTTCATTATATTCCAAGTCAACTTCGTGAGCAAACTGAAAGTAGTTTTCTTCCTTTTCACGGAATGGTTTTAAGAAAAACTCACGAATCAAAGGCGCTATCTCATCATTTAAACGATACGGTTCATCGGATAAGAATATTGCTTCGTTACGGCTTTTATTCCCTACTCTGTGAAGGGAAAGAGATTCTATTTGAGCGTTATATAAATTAATCATAGTTTTAGTTTTTATTGATTATCAGTTAAATCTTCTTCTTCGTATTCATTGAAAACTCTATCAATTATTTCAGATAGATAAGAGCTTGTGATTTTTTCTGGATTTACTGTTCTGATTACTTCAATCAGCTTGGCGAAATAAGCAATGTCAACGCCAATCAATTGTTCTTCCAAAACTTCTACATTCTTCAAGTCTAATTCGGATATTTGAAACATTATTTTCAATATTTCTCCCGCATTAATTGACCACCCTCTTAGAATAAATTTCTTCATTCGGATAATAGAAGTAAGAGGATATAAAGAGCCTTGATATTTTAAGTTTTTAGTTAGAATACATTGTAGTGCTTCGATGTTAGTTACTAATCCGTCGGCGAACGTGAAATAATTTGTTGCATGGATAAAATCAAAAGTTTTATGAATTTGTTGGGCGGTTCCGTTAAATCTCAATACAATTTGTAAATCATCTGTAAGTGAAATAGCATTTTGACTCAAGAAAGAGACTTGATATTTTTTACCTTCTTCAACAACCATTTTAACTCCTACAGAGTTTATGTTAAGTTTTATCTGATCCGGTTTAAGAGTTTTATACCTTACCGCTATTTCAGATAAATTATCGTCTATATCATAGGCGCTATCAATCTCAGATAAATACTCTTCTCTTTTTCTCCCATCCAAAACATCATTAGGACAGTAATATTTTGCCAAGCGTAACAAAACATCCATGTCTTGAATGTAAACATCGTAGTCGTTTACCGGTAGGTTCTGAAATAAAGAAGTAATACATCCTCCGGAAACGAGAATATTTGCTTTTACATCTTTTCGTAAATTACTGTCTTCGATTGTCATTAACCAATCCTCTAACTTTCTTGAAATTATCTTTTTAATCGTCTTTACTTGCATGATATTATTGGATTTTAGTTGGAACGTTATAGTTATCTTTTAGCCATTTTGAATAGGACTTTCCGCCTGAATTCTTGAAATCATTTGCGATAGAATCCCAAGTAATAACAGTAGCAGATGATTGAATTTCTTTTAATTCTGCAATATTGATAGCGTCCACAATAGGAATTAAATGTTCTACGAAATTTTTTGGTTTCTCTGCGTCTAAAGTCATACAAACATTTGCTGTCGGTTCAACTGGAGCTGGAGAATCAATATTTTGGATTAATTCGATAGCTTTCTCTTCTACTTCTATTCCTTTGATAATTGCAGGTGATAGAGTTTCGATTACTTTTACTGCATTTAGTTCGGCTAGTTTATCCGCTTCCTCTTGCTCTTTTTGTTTTTTGTCAGCATCTAATTTGGCGATAGCTTCCGCTAATTCCTTAGACTTTCGCTCGTTTTCTTGGCTGATTTTAAAGTTCTCCGCAGCAATTCTATTTTGCTCTGCTTGCTTGGATTCGAATTCTGCTTTTTCTTTCACTAATTTATCTGTATCAGCTTTAGATGTTGCTAAAACTCCTTGTTTATTTAGAAGTTGTTTTTCAATTTCTTTAAATTTTGAATTATAGTCTTCTTGAAACTCAGGGATTGAAAAATTGAGTGTTTTTTGTTCTAGGAATAATTTTATAGTTTCGGTTGAGTTCTCAAAAACCATATAATTTAATTTACTTCCCCAAGAAACAAACCAATTACCTATTGCTTCTTTTGATTTAGATTTTTCAGCTTCAGTAAGCAAAAAAGTACGGTCAGAAACGTATTGTGTTAACTCTTCTATTTTCTTCGGAAAGAAAGACTCAAATTCCTCTAAAACTGTCAAATCATAAGTCGTATAGGATTCAAGGAAATCGGCAGAAACTTTTTCGATAGTCTCAAAACTCATATCGCCAAAATTAGTTTTCCATTCAGTTACGTAATCTTCAAGCTCTTTCTTGATATTATCAATACGTTGTTGCTCTGCTTTTGCTTTCTCTTGACGTTGTAGTTGTAAAAACTCCTCATCCCTATCAATTTCTTCTTGTTGTTTCTTTTCTCCTGGAAGAGAAATGTCAATCAATTCTGAGATATATGATTTAGCCTTTGTTTTTGCGTCATTGAATTTGGACGAAATCAATTTATCCTGCTTCTCTAAATCAGTACGTGCAGTCTTTCTAGCGGTACGATACTTCTTCGCTAAATCTCGG